CTTTTTAGTGGTGACAGCGCAATCAGCTCAGATGTTGCGGCAACAACAATCCAAAAAGCTGGATGGGATAGGAAATCCACAAAAATTGTGGCAAACGTCACATTCAGTCTAGCCGCTACTTCACCTCGAGCTTGCTGACGCGGTTTTCAACGTGGTTTAAGCGGGTAAACATCTCGCGGTTGCTCTGTTTTATATCAATATGCAACGTCTCAAGGGATGCACCAATATGCTCCACTGCACTGGTAAGCCTGATTACAGCAGCAGCGGCTTCTTCATTACGACGAGAAAAGCCGAATAGCCCCATTGCAGCCACGCTGATGGATGCACCAGCGATAGCAGCAAACACTTCAATCACGGCTCAGGCTGGTGTTGCCTTCAGTCTAGCTCAGAGCTGCTTCAATTGCCCCGCGGCTTGCAAAGCCCCATGCCGCAGCAGCACCGGCATTCCATTCGGTGCGGATTACTGGCGCCACATAACCAGCATCGCCTTCTTGTAGCTCACGGTCATAGTCCTGTGGATATTCTGCATCATCAAAAATGATGTAATCGTTTAGCAGATTCTGCAAAAACGCAGTGCGCTCTGCGCTGGGTTCAGCTGTTTGCAAATCGGTAGCAGTGTTAATCAGCATGGGGCTGCCAGTCCTAAGTGTTTAAGTCCATTCTGCCCGTCTCCGTGCCGAATGTGACCCATCCATGATAGCAAAGATCTACGCCATCCATCATGGTCATCATGAGCCAATAAATGCTTTAGCTTGCGCCGTTGACGAATCATGCTTTGCCGTTTTATTAATTTGTATTTGATACGAATGCGAAACCCGCAAAAGGTAAGGCCATATTTAACATGGCCTAAATGCCATTTGCCAATTACTTGCGCCATTTCATGTTTTACAAACGCACAAATTTGGTCTTTTAATAAAAGCCCTTGGGCTTTACTGTTAACAATAATTACTGCATCATCCATATAGCGTACAAAACAACCAATACCTTTTGCTGCAATAAAACGGTCTAGCTTGCCGCCCCAGTAATTACAAAAACATTGGCTAGTCAAAGCACCAATTGGTAAACCTTTTGCTTGTACGCTTAGCACTTGTTCTATTAACCATAAGGTGCGTTTGCAAGTTAACTTTTTGCTTAAATGTTGCAACAATAAATCTTGAGGAATGCTAGGGAAAAACTTGTTAAAATCTACGTGCAGCACCCATGCGTCAGGGTTTTGCCGCATTAATTGTTGCATACGTGTGACGCAACGGTGAGTGCCACGACCTATCCTGCAAGCATAAACCTGTGGCATCATTGCATCATCAAGAATTGGTCCTACTACTTGAATTAACGCATGATGCAATACTCGGTCACGAAAGCTTTGGCAGGCAATTGTACGTTTTTTAGGGTCAAGAATTACAAATTGCAATTGCGGGTCAGGTGACCATGTTTGTTCAATTAACCGCAATTGTAAATGCCGTAAATTAGCTAAGTGATATTCTTTGAATTTCAAAAATGAACTACTATAAGTTTTACCGCGTCTTGCCTCCTTGTATGCAAGTAATAAATTATCCCATTGATAAACTTGTTGATAAAGATTGCGGAATTTTTTACTCATGTTAAGTAGCGGCAGGTTTCGATGGTCTACTCCCTGCCATTGCTACCACTCGGCCCTGAGTTTGCCGAAGCTGGGTTTAATGGCTGGCACCTGGTTAGCACCGGCCTGCTGCCCCGTAGAAACAGCAGAGCGTGATGGTGTTTGGCAGTGACCACAGCCGCAAAACGAGCACCAATGTTGTTGTTACCGTTTGATGGAACGTTGTTCCAGTTGGCGTTACGAGATCCTGAGTTAGCCCCGTTGTTCCAGTTGCCACTCAGGATGAGAGCGCTCCCATTAAACCCGTTCTAGTTTGACACCTTTTAAGCGTTTTATCCAGCTACCTAACATGGCACCTACTTCACCTACTAAGGATTGACAAACTTCTTGCTGGTTTTCGGTAATTAATTTACGTTTATGGTGAATCATAAAGCGTAGCATTAGGCGTAATTGTCCAAGGCTACCGTCAAGGATGTAGCAACGACTAAGATTGTTGGCCTTGATAGCATCATTAAGATGCTCAGCTACTAAGAATAAATGCTTAATTAGCAATTCACGGAAAGTGCCGTGTTTACGCGGTATTGTCTGTGCAAGCGGATATAGGTAATCAATTACGCGTTCATATTTCTCAACCATATAAAGGCCATGGGCTTCTTTAGATGGGTCATCTGATGCACGTCGGATTGACATGGCGTCGGCGCTGTCGCGCCTCTTAACCAAGCACCAGGTGCTCAGCCGCAAAACGAGCACCAACGGAGTCGTCACCGCCCGATGGAACGAGGACCCAGGTGGCGTAACGAGACCCCGAGTTAGCCCCGGCGCTCCAGCCGCCACTCAGGCGGAGAGCGCGTGGCGCATCGGCGTATTCCGTACCACGGCCACCAGTGTTAGTGTTGCTGCCGCTTGTGTAGATGCCTACACGCTCAATTGCCCAGGTATATAAGGTGCCCGTTGCTTGCGCTAGGCCCCATTTGCTCTGGCGTTCCCAGATCACAGTGCCTGGGTCTGAACCACGGCTGCCGGCTTCTGGTGCGCCAAATGCAGCAGCTTGGAACTCCCAGCTAAACATAAATCGCTTACCAAATGAATGTGCTACCTCGGCAAAGTTATACCAGCTACCAGGGTTGTTGCCGCCCGTTAGCGTATAAGCCGTGCTGCCATTACCGCCATAAAAGCTAGGGATCAATGCAGGGCTACTATTATCAGCAATTGTCAAACCAATCTTGCTGGATTGCACTGCTGCAAATGTAGTATTGGCGTAACTTGTAGAACCACAGAAATACAAATCACACCAAAAACGCCCATCAACGCAGGTCATCCCGCGAGGGTCTGGGCATACAGGTCGCCATGTTAAATCCCATATGCTGTATTCCAATATCTCAGCAGTGCTAGTTGGGCTGCCGTTATTAAATGCAGTTGGTCTACCACTTGGGATGTAATGGTAACCACCGACAATGCTGCCGCCTGTAGCGCCTGCTGGAGCTGTCACGTAACTTGCATCACTGACTAATGCACCTGTTGTTGGGTGCTGCCATATCGCCATATCAGTGTTATTGGTATGGCTGCCCATCGTCACCGCAGTAGCACTGGCGTAATACTGCCCGTTTAATACCGCGCCAGCCGCAACGCTAATAGTGGTAGCAGCAGTTTTTGTAAATAACGGCCCGCGATGTAATGCAGGGCGGCGGTTATAAAGAATTGTGCCGCCAGATGGTGTTGAAAAACTTAATACACCTGAGCCATTAGTGCCAAGCACTTGGCCGTTAGTGCCATCAGCGCCCGGCAGCGTAAAAGTTACGTTGCTGGCTACTGTTGCTGGTGCTTGTAATGCGACGTAATGGCTGCTATCAGCATCAGCAAGCCTCAAATCGCCTTGCGCATTAATTGTTACATCACCAGTTAGCGTTGGGCTGCTAACGGTTGGTGAAGTAAACGTTTTATTTGTAAGCGTTTGGGTGCCCGTAGTGGTCACCAAATTATCAGCCGTCAGCGTTTGCGTACTGGTGATAATGGAATCAATTTTGACAGATCCGTAAGCCATTACAGAATCACCCAGGTGGCGCTTGCTGGTACTGTAACACTATAGCTGGCAGCTACTTCAACTGGGCCAACACTAAATCCATTATAACCTGCTGTCAAGGTGTAATCTTGGCTAATAGTTTGTTGGGTTTCAGCAATTAAAGCCGAACCGCCTGCTGCCGTAGCCCAACTCAAGGCGCCGCTGCCGTTGGTGCTTAGTACTTGGCCATTGGTGCCATCTGCTGCTGGTAACGTGAGCGTTACGTTGGCCGCTACCGTGCTTGGTGCTTGGATGGCAATGTAATGGCTGCTGTCACTATCAGCAAAACGTAGGTCTGATTGTGCGTTAAGCGTTATATCACCTGTCATGGCGCCACCTGCCTTAGGCAATGCCGCTGCCGCTAGGTCGTATGCAGCCTTAACTGCCGTTGGTGTAGCAGCTAATACGCTGCTGGTAGTACTAGTGCTATCGCTTAGTTGTACAGCGCCAACAACACTGGTAGTAGCAGCAACAATCTTGCTACCTGCAATCGCTGCCGATGCGTTTATATCAGCATCAACAATTACCCCGCTAGCAATAGCTGTAACGCCTGTATTACTGATAGTTACATCGCCTGTAACTGCCGTACTCGTGGCTACGTTTGCGCTGCTACCTAATACAATATTGCCGCTAGTCAATGTGGCAAGTTTGCTATAAGCAATAGCAGCCGCCGCCGCAATATCAGCATTAACCAGTGGATAAGCGCTTAAAGAAAAAGCTGGAATATAACCAAGACTTGTCCATGCTGTGCTACCAGTACCAACCTTCCATTTTAAAGTATTCGACTCAATGCCAATCTCACCTGCTAGCAGTGTCGGGTTTGCACTTGTCCAGTTAGCAGCGGTATCACGCCGCTGTGCCATCTTAACCGGAACAGTAGTAGCAGTTGGCATAAGGTCAGGCTCCGCCAGCTAGCAGTAGTTTTTCTGGGTCAGGAGGTGTTGCATCTGATGCTAACAGTTCAAACGGTGAATTGCCACTGAATGCTATATTTTCAAATGCTGTAACAGCAGGCGCTATGGCTGGCCCACCGTCTAAATAAAAATCAAGCACCCATCCTTGCAGCACACGTAATGAAACTGTTATATCAAAATATACACCTTTCTGTTGTTCTTGTGGTATAGATGCATACCGATAAATTGAATTAGTTGGCACTACTTGGTCTGCATCGCCCCATATAGAAGCTGGCACTTGAAAATAACCATGCACTCCGCTAGATTGATTCCAATGTGTACGGATTAAAGCTGCATCGGATTCAATGCGGTTATTAAATGTCATTTGTAATATATGCCCATTATTGCGTAATGAATGCCTGAACCTAACAGGCCCGCTAGCTATTGTTGCCGCTTCGCTTATATTTAAATCGCCTAGGTCATAACCAATTTCATCTGGTGCTAAATCAGGAAAAGTAGCCATGATTAAATTAAGTAGGGTGGGATTAAAGTTAAAGCTACAGTGCCATCAATCTGATCGCATGTTTCATCAAATGATGGGCTGTCAGCATATATCCATTGATGGTTAGCAGGAAATGTTAAATTAGTTGCAGCTAATGTTGTTGCATTTAAATCAAATGGTTCAAACCGTCCATGGAAAGCGTAATGATTTAGCAGTGCATAATGCTCCGCTCTAGTCATTTGTCTGAACGTCATCCGCAATTGGTCACCAGACCTGCCATTACCATGCCGCACATTAACCTCATCACCACTTAATACAAGCAACGATGTATTGGCCGTGCTACCTGGAGTGTAGGTGCGGCTGCTTGGGTTTAGCGCAGGGA